TCCTTTGTATCCGGTTGCCGAGGATGCTCCACAGTTGCCGGTTGCCGAGGATGCTCCGTAGTCTCCGGTTGCCGAGGATGCTCCGTAGTTGCTGGTTGCCGAGGATGCTCCGTAGTCTCCGGTTGCCGATGATGCTCCGTAGTTGCCGGTTGCCGAGGATGCTCCGTGCTTTTCATCGCTTTCAGCGTCCTTGTTTACACGTTTTACCGTATATTCGATTGCAGCTTTAACAAGACCCGCAATGCTGATTTCTGCTCCGATCTTAATTTTTGTAGATGCTACCTTAGTATCCTCACTATGTTTCTGTATTTCTCCGCTCTGCTCTACCTCGCGATATACACTTTCAGACGGAGAATAATATCCCAAACAATCCAGCGGATACTCGCAAGCGTGAAATCCATGATCGCAAACTTCTACGCTTTCTTCCTCGTATTCCTTTCCCTCTTCGTACTGAAAGCCACGACAAGTCATATCTTTATTAAATCCTTTGTATGTTTTAATACTCTCTCCCATCTAAACTCCCTCGCTTTCTACAATGTATCCTGATAGAAAATTTCTTTATCCTTTGCGAATATAATTGGATGACCATAATAGCCGTTATGTGCATTGTAGACTGCGAATTGTAATGTGCCTTTATCTGTTTCAAAGTCGACAAACTGAATACCGCCGCAATCTTCGTAATAGCCTGATTCATCTACCTTTTTCTTATTAAGAGCCTTATCTGTAAGATTTACTGCTCTTAATTCTGAACCTATAAACTCCTGTTCATCATCATTTAAGTAGAAATATCCCCAGCTTTCACAACAACATTGTCCATTGTCAATCAGCAAAAGAAATTCATGCTTATCCGTTTTGACTTTGTACCCATCATAAGATGCACCGCCCATTAAAACGCTCATTTTCTGCATGATGCCAAGCCTAGACCCATTGCTACCATTTAACGAACCGGTATTTTCTAAAGATACATTCGTTATTTCTTCGATGCTTAAAATTTTCCCTAACGTTTCCATCCTACACGCCCTCCACTTTCAACTGCTTGTCCTCTGTTACTGTCAGAAGAATTAACTGCATATCCATATCCGGCACATTGAAATCATTTAAGCTCTCTGCGTTATCCACAAAAATCGGCACGCTAACGCCGTATAACTCGCTAAGAGAACGGATAATATCAAGTCCGGCTACAATTCTGTGACCGCTATTCAAAGTCGAATACGGCACTCCATTTACGGTGCACTCACAGCAATCTTTCATACCACCATTTAACTGCATTTCAAAGAGTTTGAAATTAACTGTCTTGAAATGGCTGTTGATGGATTCGGAAACCTTGTTTAGTTTGAAACGAATGAACTCTTCCAACAGGTAAAGAATCTGTTCCTGATCCGCAACCTTCTGCCCAATTTCTTTCTGTTCTTCCTGTAACTGCCCGATACGCTCATCAATCTCAACATTCATAGATGCTTTTGCAATGATTTTGTTTACATCATCAAGACGTGCCTGCAACTCTTCTTTTTCAGATTTTAAGGATTCAACTGCTGCATCCTCTCCATTGGCGTTCATCTTTTCAATTTCTTCCAGAACTTCGTCATGCCTTGCTTTCATCTTCACATACTCTTCATTCTGCGAATAATCGGCAATTTCCGGAATCGATGATAACTGCTGGCAGAGCTTTTCTTTTTTTGCAATATCTTCCTGCTCCTGTTCCTTTAAAAACTTTATTTCTTCCTTTGCTTTGGCATTTTCATCCCTTAATTTTGTGATAAGATTTTTTCTCTCTGTGCCGATAGCAACCAATCTGTTCAGTGCTGTTCTCTTTTCTGTGTAAAATCTGATCTTTTCTGATTTTAACTTTTCTTCTGCATCCGCCTTGGCTTTCCGCTTTCTGCTTTCAAAATCAGCCTTTAACTGCTCTATTTTATCTTCCGGCAACTTCTGACCACACAATGAGCAAACGGTGCTGTTTTCATCAAATACCCACTTCGATCCATCAAACAAGTACGGTGTTTCATCAAATGCCTTGGCTTTCTCTGCATTGTGCTTCTCGCCAAGTTTCTTGCGCTCTGTGTCCGCATCTGTGATAGCCTTCTCGTTGTCAGAAATCTGTTTTTCTTTTAAAGAAATCGTAGATGCAAAGTGATCTAACTCGTTTTTGCACCCGCACAAGTCAGCTTCAAGTTCACTTCTCATATTTTTCAGATCCCGGTTCATGATCTGCATAATGCCAGACATATCAAACTGCAGCTGCATTTCTTCACGCCCTAACTCCATCATTACTCCGTCAGAATCTTTGATCTTCGCATCAATATCTGCAATTTTGGTTTCCAAGTCTGTTTTCGCAAGTTCCTGTTCTGCAACATCGATGTCAACCTTGGTTTTCATGGCTTCGTCAATTCGGACTGGAATCTCTGCCTGTTTCTTCTTCCACTCGCTCAATGCTTTGGAGAATTTTGCTCTAATATCATCCGTAGACGGTGCTTTCTCCAATTCTGAAAGCAATGGCGCATACTTCGCGTCTGTCTGTGCCAGCTCTACATCTGAAACATCTGAAACAAGTTTCATCAGAATATCTCTCTGGTCTTTCCATTTCAAAGAAGAAAAATACTGCGGATTAGTCAGCATTTTGAACATTTCCTCGCTCTGTGCCAATTCCGAAACATATGCCTTGAAATCCGCTTCACTCTTCGGATAGCCGTCAATCTCAAACGAATTAACATTCCCCTGCAATACTGCCGTATCGGTTCCACGCTTCTTAACCCAGTTCTGTTTCTGTGTCTTGGAAAGTTCAACTTCCTTTCCATCTACATCCAGAATGGCAGACACCTTGATCTCCACATTATCAACTTGTATTCCTTCGTTCAGTGGTCGTACATTAAACTTTTCCTCTCCAGAACTGTTCTTGTTGAAAAGCAGCCATGTAAACGCATCAAAGATCGTTGTCTTTCCTACGGCATTCTGCCCGCTGATCTTCGTTTTGCCCGAGAAAGTCACGTCAAGCATCTTGATTCCCTTGAAATTCTCGATGTGAATACTCTTAATCGTTATTTTCATTTTTCCCCTCCTCGATCACATCACATTTGCTTACGGAAACCTCATAAGCCACTTTCTTCTCAAACTCCGTGTCAAAAATCTTCTTGTCGTATTCTCGGCTCTGGATTCTGCCAATCAACTTAACACGGGTCCCGATTTTAAGTCCGCCTGCAAATCTTGCATTTCTTCCCCAGGCAATGCACGGAATGTAATCAGATTTCCCATAATCTCTGTTTACTGCAATCAGCATGTCTGTGATCTCGCGACCAAGTGGCGTCTTTCTGTAATTCGGCTCTTTGCAAACATATCCATTGATCGTAATGCAATTCTTATCAATATTCGCATCTTTTGAGTCAATCGCCTCAATGTCACAAACAAACACAGATAAGATCAACCGGCGTCTGGTACCTTCCTGTTTGTTGAATGATCTATAACTTCCAGAAACCCGTACCGCCATTCCTGAATATCTGTCCTCCATATCAAACAGTCTTTCTGAAATGGTTAATGGGATCTCGTCTACGGCGCCACTCTTTCTTTTTACTCCAAGAGACATTTTGTAAAAATTCTCTCCGTATGATTCATACATAAACTCCGGCTCTGAAATAATCACGCCTGCCAGTTCCACTTTGTTGTTTTCCATTGTTTCTTTATTCATATTTGAAATTCTCCTCGTATTATAATGTAGTAGTGTTTATAGACCCTCTCCAAAGTCTGATTCCGTTTCTTCATGAAGTCTTTCAAGTTCAACCGTCCTGTTCATTATGCTTTTGGCATATTCTGTGCGATTCTCGTATGTTCTGGTCAACGCATCTGATTTTCCGCTATAGATCATAAGGACTGTGCTCATGTCTCCCTCATATTTTTCAAACAACTCCGCCAAATAATCGCATCCAACGAGAATATTCCCATACGGATCATAGAGATCTTCTACTCCAAGACGTTCCATCCGGTCTCTGTGATATTTTTCATAAATTTGCATGAGACCTTTGCATCCACCATTCTCCACATCGGCTTGTCCACTGCTTTCATGCTCGATAATCGCCATTACCATTTCCGGGCAAATATGATATTCGTTTGAAATCCCCTTTATATAAGGAAGATACTCATTTGAAATCCATGTATCGCTCGGTTCCGTTGCTGTCGTATGTAATGTAGGTAATACCATCGTCAGTGTCATCACCATCAACATAATAATCATGATCTTCGACAATCTCTTCCGCATCCTGCCATCCTCCTTCAATTCTTGATCCGGCATACAATAAAAGTAAGCTGATTATGGTCGGTATCGCTACAATAGGATTTTCCGTTGCATCCGCACACATACAAAGAAAAAAGATCGCCGCGCCTACAAATTCAATCACCCTTGCCAACTTCTTCATCCGCACTTCACTCCCGCCACTTATAAGAATCACTTTCAATTTCCTGTCCGTGAAAGGACACAAAATCTGTTATTACCGCAATAAATTCTGAATTGGTTGGCTTCCCCTTTTTCGGCGAAACCGTATAACCAAAAATCTCATTGATCGCATTCACATTGCCATTTATCCATGTGACCTCTATTAAGTTCCGGATGTTTCTTTCTACTTTAGATGTGGTAGTTCCGTTCTCTTCTGCGATTTTTGCATAAATTTCCTTCATAACACATCTAAGCGCATCCCTGTCGTCCAGACATTTCTCTATCGCTCTAATTGTGTATGTGTATCCTTTGAGCGAATGGCTTGCGCCGATCTGATCTAATGTTTTTCTTAAAGCAATATTCGTTTGTTTATCCATGAATTCCTCCTGTTAATCTTTCCAATTTCATATTTTTGTTGGAAACTACCAGTTTTTCGGTCTATTCTTCATCAGCGCAACCTCTTTCCAAGAACTTGTTGACGAAGTATATCTGACCTTTTCCTGTCACCTTGGTTGTCCGAGTAATTCTTACTGATCCATCCGGATTCTGCACGTTGCTTTCCTTTACCTCGAACAACCCCTGTTCAACATATCTCTGCTGTGGCATATTCTTTGACGAACCGCTTTTAATAAGGAAGTTATTCTCGCGCAACCACTCAAACAACCGCTTCTGTCCTATCTGATATCCATTCTGGCAGATCAGCTTTGCCAAGTCTCCGATAAGAATTGATGTGTGGCTTGTTGCTACAGCATCAGCAAAGATTTCTTTCGGTTTCATACGCTGATTTTCAGCAATCAGACTGGTGTTGATTTCCTTAAGGCTGTTGATTTTCTCGTCAGCCATCTTTAACGCTCTGGCAAATACCTGTTCCGGTGTGTTCCACGCCTTTTCCAAGTCGATAAGGTACTGGCGGACTGCTTTACCCTCTGGTGTTCTCTGAATCATGCAAATCTGTTTTGCCATGTCTACAGAAATGTCATAGTCTACCGATGGTCTACCGCCACTTTCTGAGGTTTCTCCCAATTTTGGGAAAAACTCATTTCCCTCTGTAAAACCGTATTCTTTCATGCGTTCAAACCATGTAGTAAACTTTGTCCCAATATGTAACTGCTCGTGCAGTTCTCTTGCCGATACTGTCTGTGTATCAAAATTGACTTTCACTAACTCGTCCATTCCATCCAACTCCTTTCTGTACTATAATCGATGTTTAATCAGCATCAATACTAATAATCGTTTCAGCGATACGGTCAATTTCGGCTGCAATGCGAATTTTTGTTTCCGTATCAAATGTTTTCTTGCTTTCCTCTGCCAGTGTTTCAATTTGCTGATATAGGGTATCTTTTACTTCTTCAATGCTATGCGACATTCTTCTCCTTTCTACTCAAGAAAATACTCAATCGTAACCCCGAAGTAATCTGCAATCTTTTTCAGCTTGTCTGCCTTTGGCTTGCTCTTTCCAGATTTCCAATCTGAAAATACTGTAGGCGCAAGACCAATATCTTTTGCAACTCTGTATGTAGAAATTCCTCTTGCCTTTACAAGCTGTTCAAACTTCTGATACATTTAAACACTCCTTTCCCTTGAAATTAGTTAGAATATTCTATATAATTTTCTTGTAACATTTTGTGAATGGAGGTGATAATTATGAATTCTTATCGCACCATAACTGGCTATTGCCAGACACAAAAGATAACCTACTCCGTTGTTCTTAATTGCATAGATGCCGGAGATGGAAGTTACTTAAAGGGTACTGTTCAATGTAACTATGTAAAATACGGTGGTTCGTGTGAACAATGCTCCTTGCGGAATAATTATCCAGAAAATTTCCGCTAATTCTGTAAGAGCCGAGCAATCGGCTCTTACAGTTTTTAAAATATTCTAACTTTTTATTGCAAATAGTTAGGAAATCCGTTATAATATGTTTCGGTCAAGAAAAAATAAACGGTTCCATTTTTTTTAATTATGAAATCGCAACCGTTTTATTAAAAACTATTTATGATTTCATAACTATGGTTATATAGTATACTTCCATAGTCTATTTGTCAAGCATTTTTATTTATGATTTCATAACTATTTTTTATTTGGAGGGAATATGTACGAAATATTTTTGAAACTGCTTGAAGAAAAAGGCGTATCTGCATACAAGGTTGGAAAAGCAACTGGAATAGCCGGTTCTACTTTTACTGATTGGAAAACTGGCAGAAGTGCTCCAAAACAAGACAAATTACAGAAGATAGCTGATTACTTTGGAGTAACACTTGATTATCTTATGACTGGAGAAGAGCCCGGAATGGGAAAATATTCAGATGATATGGCTGATTTGTTTATAGAAATATCAAGAAGTAATGATGTTAATAGAATAAAAAGACTTTTGTCTTATTATATGGATTTGAATGAACGTGAGAAAGATTCCGTTGACAGTATTGTAGAATCTCTTTCAAATAAAGATAATCCAAAAAAGAACGGTTAATCCCGTTCTTTTTCCATGCCGCTAATAAGTCTGTAATAAAACCTCAATCGTTTTTTATCCATTTTGGAAATCATTTCAAATATGTATTTTTTATATTCTTCCTCGCTAAAATCTGCAACATTTTTCTCTTTGTCTTCCCCCATTTTATTCTCCTCCAATCTCTGCAACCGATAATGTTAATGTCATTATAGAACGTACGTTCTTTGCAGTCAACCCCATACAAAAAAATTACCATTATTTACCAGTAACATTTGAGAGGGCAATGAATCGCCAAACATCGCCCTCTCTCCAGAACTTGAAGTGCCCTTATCGGACAATTTTATTTTACAAATTTTGCCAGCATTATTCAAATCATTTCGGTCGCAAGTTTCGACATAAATCGTCTGATTTGTCACTTTGGGTCAACAAAAACGTCTGGGTTTTGAACAGATATAAAACACTGCTTATGCAGGTTTGTGCCAAACATGTTTAGACTCCAATACTAAAGAAATGTACCTGCACACGAGTCGCCAACGTAGCTGCCCCTCTATTCTTCACAGCCATATTGTACCCCTCCATGTTGCCGGTAAAGTTCAACGAGTTACCCGAGCAATTTATTATATAAATATATCCGCCATTCTGATACTCGCTCGGGATTGCCTGGTAAAATTCCCCGCCCGCTGCCAACGTAATCTCCTGTTCATATAAGCCCACATATCGAGCCGCCTTTGCCATTCTTGCATCCGTCTCCGTTTTCGTGTAATATCTAGCATCATGATAATGCACGGCATTGGCTTTATTTTCGGATAAATATTTTCCCATCCGTGCAGATAAACAATCTGTACTGCTTGTAGATGTAAGATTATCCTGCACCGGTCGCCATGTATCCGTCGGTATCGTGGGTTTATTGCTTAAATCATCATAGCTACCTGAAAAAGCCACTGGCTTAAGATCAGACAGCCACTTTGCAATCTTACTAAAAAGCGCAGACAACTTCTCGCCAGTGGCTATATTGGTACGCTCATCAGCTGTCGAAAATGTCACCGTCACATCCGATGCATCCCCATCCTCGGCTACCGCCCCAACATCCGCCGCCGTAAGGTTGACATTCCCACGGCGGTAGGCTGTCTCCTTTGCACCCTTGACCCCCGTCACCGGAGTACCCGCCAGCACATCCCACTTGCCGTCTGATGTCTTGTAGATATTTGCACCGGCAGGAATTACATTCCCGGATCCCTCTTTAAAATCATCTGTGGTCGTAAATTCGTCTGAAATATTAAACATCCATCCTGCATTGGCATCCGCAAGCGCCGGAAGATCTGCAAAAGTACATGTGCCATGCGGCTGCAATCCACCTTTTAGTCCCTCTGATACGTCTTTTGCCTGCTGATAATAATATTTAGCATTATCAGAGTCTTCGCCCTCCCGGCTGCCGGTACCGCCAACGGCATAGCTTTCCGCCTTGGTTGCGCTTGCCGCCGCATCTGCCCGGCTTGTTTCTGCCTTTGCCGCTTCCACCTTAATCTTGGCAAGATAATTTGGCTCTAAGTGTTTTTCCTCGATGCTTCCTTCTTTCACGATTGCCGACACCTTACCATCCGTGCCAATGGTAAAAGCCACGGTATCCGTATCAAGAAACTCATACTGCGTAATCAGCGCCGACAAATCTATGTACTGCTTCGTGCCATCGATCAGAGTAAGTATGATCTGCTCCGTAACCGGGTCATAGTCAAAGTTGACAGCAATTTTCCCCATCTGCGTGTCAATGGTAATCTTTGATCCATTCTTTTTTGTGACAGTAATAATACCTGTCGATTCCTCGAACGCCACATCCATCACAAGCGTTGCTACCTCTGTTTTCGTGGCTTTTGTGGTATCCAGAGTAATCACACGGTCGTCAATGGTATCTGTGGCACTGTCCAGATTGTTGAGATTCGCTTCATTCAAAGGCGTAGCATCGCTCGGGTAATTCTCCCAGTTGATACGTTTATATGCTTTATTCATGATCCTCACTCTCCTTTTTAAGATTTTCCTGCATCTGCTCCCGCTCGGCGATAACGTGCCGGTTTGCTTCCGCTTCTACCTGGTGCAAAATATCCTTAAGTACCAGATGCTTAACCTCAATCGGAATATCAACACTTGCATTGATAAAATTGATAATGTCATTCTCAAACTCACGAATTTTTGCATTGACCATTTTCTTATCCTACTTTCTTTTTTAATTCTTCTATTTCCTCTTGCTGTAACTGTACTGTAGCAATCAGATCAGCAATCAGTTCTGTTTTGTCAAGTGAATAATAGACATTGCCGTTCGGGTCTGGATTCTCGGAGCAAATCGCCCAGTCTTCATTACCGACCGCGTTCAATACTTCCTGCGCAATCAGACCGTGTCGGTAATGTCCCGCGGCGTCATAGTTATAAATGAACCTGCACGGTCGCAAGGACTGTATAAGCGCTGCGCTCTTTTCCCGATCAAGAGATTCTATACCGTGTTTTAAGCGCTTGTCCGAATAAGATTCCCAGCCGTAGGATGAGATTCCTTTTCCGGAAGATAACATCTGTGCAATCGTATTTGCCGATGTGTCTCTCACTGCTACCGCAGAATAGCTTGCCGTCAATTCCCTCGAATCAGCCGCCGACCGTAAGCCATCCGTTCCCATCTGCACGAGAGTCCCTTCCCGTTTCAGTTCAATCAAGTTTCCCGTACTCTCTGCCGCGTCAATATGCACATACCCACCGGTCATCTCCACAGATCCCCTGAGTTCCAACAAATCAGCTCTAATCTTTAGTCCCTCTGCTGACTGGTTAATTTCCGAAACGACACTGTCTCGGGAAACTTTGCTTGTGATCCCATCTGCATTAATTTGTATTGCCGCCGCAAGCTGTCCCTCTTTTTCTGTTGCCCGGTTTACCTCTGCAGTAATGCTTTCTGCTGTCTGGGTTATCTTTGATGATAATGTTCCCTCTGCATTTGTTGCCCGGTTTACCTCTGCAGTAATGCTTTCTGAATTCTGGGTAATCCGTGATGATAACCCGTCAGTGGTATTCTTTACTTCTGAACGGATTTCTGTGGCTGTCTGTGTGATCTGGGACTGCAAGCCCTTTTCCACATCAACGATTGTCGACTTTGTTTCCTCAATTGACCGTTCCAGCGTGTTGCTTTTTCCTTTCAGTTGCAATATGCTCCGCTGTATTCCGTTGACCTTACTTGTTCGGTACTCTTCCCCGTCCGCTTCCAGATCATCACGCAAAGCCTGTATGCCTTTCAGCGTGCGCTTTAGGATGTAAGTCTCGATCAGTTCATATTTTGTAGTCAACCGTACCGCATCTCCGACCTCAAGGCATGGATTTCCTTTGCAGTCAGCACTAAATGGTCTGTATATAATTCCTTTTATCTTTGATAACGTTTTTTCTCCAATTTCGTTTAATTCCTTTGTCCCTTTCCCATAAACAAGGAAATTTCCCTCGATCACATAAGTGTTTCCGCCATCACCTACAATTGCTCCTATATCATTCTCTTTTTCACGAATTTGCAGTTTGTCAATCGTTCTGACAATATAATCTTCATATTGTGCTGAAATGTACTGGCTTTTACTTATGCTGGTGCTCTTTGGATTTCTAGGATAAAGATCATCCGCCGGGTAAAGATCATTCGCCGGATAAAGCCCCTGCATCTCTTGCGTTAAGTACACATAGCGAAACTTTCCAACGCGTCCGATATTTCCCATACAACCGTTAATTTCAAGTATACAAAACAAAACCTCTTTTCCGCTTATGGCTTCGCCTATCGTGCTTTTCTCTGCGGTATCTGAACTTCCGCTACTTGATGCTTTCACTTCTACAGTTTTTTCAATAATCATTTCATCATTTACAAGAGATACTTCTTCCTGTTCCACTCCAAAATGATTAAAAAAGCTATCTCTGAATTGTTTGAGCGTTACCTTGCTATCTTTTTGTGGAAGTATCTGATTGTACCAATCAGTAACATCAGATGATAAAATATCATACAAAGCATCGTAAGCTACCACATCCCGGCACGTCCGATCTGCCGTAGGTGTGTCAGAATAAACCTTGTATCTTCCTATTTGGAATGGTTTATCTTTGTGACCATCAAGAGTCATCTTTGCAGTCAACCACTTGCCTTTCATTGGCAAGAATACATTGGACACCGTGAATTTAATCATCCCGGCTTCACATGCCCCGAATGTTAATTCAGATTCCGAACACAAGCTTTCTGTCAATTCAAATTTTTCTTGGTGCAGTTCGGTGTTTGTGATATTGATTTTCCCATCATCAGATACGATGTTTAACTGTTTGTCTACGCTGTCCTTTAAAAACAGGATTGAATATTGGTAATTAACCATCGTATACACCCCCTATAAATGCCAGTCTTACAGAGTTGTAGTGAATTTGACCTCCATACGTCCCGTATATTGTAGGTTGAAAATCTACCATATAGCCGTACTGTGTTACATAATCGTCATATTCCGGGATGTACGCTGTGATATAGCAGGCTCTTCCGGTTGCATTAGTAAACTGCTCACGGATTTTACTTATAATGGCATTAAATTCCGTGTTTGTAAGCATAGCCCGTGTTTCAAACTCAACTTTTAACGCCTTTAATTCCACGGCATTTCTATGTAGATAGCCGTTGGCATCCGTATAATCGTCTAAGTCCTGCATATTCACATATGGGCTATATGTCTCCGGTTTCATAAAAGACATTGGTACTGTGTAATTTCCAACCTTTAACAGCCATCCGCTGTACGCCATGCCGAACACCTCCAATCAAATTTTCTTTTCAGTTTTGCAAATATGAGCACCGTTATCATCACTTGAAAATAAGATTTCAGTTTTTCCGTCCGGCAGAATATCCGCCACGACGCAATTATTCGGATTTCCTATTGGTGTGCGACTTTCCGGGCACTTGCTCCAGTCTATTGGTTTATATTTTTTCATGACTATTCTCCTAAAAATGAGTATAAAAATAGCACCTACCACCAATTTGATAGATGCTGCTTTTCTTTCTTTATCTATTTTGTGATTACTTCAATATTGGGCGCTTTAATCAAAATTTTCTCCGACGTGTGAGTTACTTCCGTGTTCCCATATGTAATCTTGATTTCCTGTTTTTCCATATATACCTCCTATTGAATTTAAAAATGAAAAGAAGCGCATCTCTGCGCTCCCTCTTATATACCCGCTTTCCCCAGCCTTTCCCAATCTGCATCCCTAGTACATTCATCCTTTTTCTTCAATAAGTTTTCGTTCTCTTTTTCCAGTTTTTCTATTTTTATTTCCAATTTCTTTTTCTCTTTTTTCAATGCAATATTCTCTTTTTCCAAATCGTCCGCACGAATAAGCGCGTTTGACTCCCGATTAAAAAGATCAGTATTGTGCGCCTTTAATGCATCTTTTTCTTTATTTAACTCTCTTATTTCCCATTTGTAATTCTTTTTATCTTGCGTCATCTTAATTTTCAATTCTTCTATCGTTTGATGTGCTTTATTCAACTTCTTTTTGCACTCATTTAGTTCTGATTCAGACTCCCTATTCTCCATCGTAATTCTCCACATATTAAATCCAAATTTATATGAAAGTGTAGCCACAATCATTACATATAATTTTATTTATTTCATATGTTTGATCTTTTCTCAAAATCTTTTCCTTTTTATTTACTAAAGTAAACGGTTTAAATGGATTTAGATTTGCAGTGTATCTTGTCTTTGTTTTGCCTGGTACAAATTTTTGCTCCGTATAATGAGAACAATTTTCGCTCCCACATCTTGGACAGTAAACCTCTTTTTTTTCTCCGAATAAAGTATATTTATATATACCATTAAATCCCGTGTTTTGAGATCTTTCAACAGAATTTCTTAAGAATAATTTTCCAACACCTGTAATCTCTGGCTCTTTTGGGCGTTCCCACCCTCTATCATTTTCGTTTTCTTGTTCGTATGATTTATAAAATTCACTTTTCCCCGCAGACATTTCATTGTTTTCGTGTTGTTTCAACGGAAATCCGCAATTGATACACATTTCTGCTTTGTCTGAAATTTCTTTTCCACATTCAGGACATTTAATCAACGCCATGTGTTACCCTCCCGCCACTTGTAATAAAATGATTCTACCACAAGTGGCGGTATTTGTCATTAGAAAATATATGCTTCTCTTCCAGTTCTGTTAAAGTAATCTTTTGCATAATTGCGAGCGCTTTTTCCTATCTGCTCGGATGTAATCCCAAATTCTTTTTCCAAAATTCCTTGAAGCAACTGATTTTGCTGTCTTAGCAATTCCATTTCCTGTTGCGCCGTACTGTACACTGCATCTCGAATACCTGTAATTTCCTGTCCACCGGCAACCGCTGTTTTCCCTCCAACAGTCCCCAGCATTTCTGCCCGTCCATTTTCTCCCGCCATAAACATACTGTACTGGCTTGGGAATCCTCCGGCGGCAAAAGTAGGAATTTTCCCGAGATTTATACTTCCGGCGCCAACAATCTGCTTTCCAGCAATGTTTACCGCATCCCACGAAAAAGAAAGCTTTGAGTTCATCCAGTTTGCAAATCCGTTCCATATGTGCTTTACAGCGGCTATAGCATTATTCCATGCATTTTTTAATCCATCCGAAATACCACTAAATGTCCACTTGTCTGTTGTAAACTTTGGAGCAACATCTTGATTCCACCACTTATAGAATCCGGTGTTTTCCCACCATCCAGTAAATTCCTCCCACTTTTTAGATAGACCTTTTCTTATGCTTTCTCCAAGATTTTTCCATGTATCTTCTGTAAACCATGGAGAAACTTTCTCGTTCCACCAAACGGCTATACCTGTGTCACTCCACCATGTAGAGAATTCCTCCCATTTAGTCGAAAGACCTTCTTTTATTCCGTTTCCTATTTCAAGCCAATGATCTTTAGTAAACCAAGGCAAAATATTTTCTTGAATGTATTCAGATGCTTCATTCCACTTTTCTTCTATTTTACCTTTTATTTCTCCTATTTCTGTCTGTATTGAAAGCTTTTTTTCTCCCCAATATTCTTTTACATCTTCCCACCATGAAGAAACATCCTCTAAAGTTGTTGTTAATTTATTTCGAACGGGTAGTTCAACATCTAATCCCCACCATTCTTTTACGTTGTCTTTAAACCCAGATATTTTTTCTCTCAAGTTTGGAAGAACAACTTCTGCTCTTAAGTCCACATTATCTAGACCATTTATTTGTTTCCACTCATCTATCCATGCTTTTAAATCAAAGCTACTTGGAACTTTTAGGCTGTCTGGAACATTATTATTGAAATCGTTTAGTGCCTTTTGGTATTCATCTAAAGATGCATAATCTTCTTTTTTCGGCATCTTAATGTTTAAGTCAACTCCGTCTGAATAACTCTCAAGTATTCCTTTTTGACTTAAAATGCCCCCACCATATGCATTTATCCACTCAAACGGATTTATAAGCTGCTTTAAGCTTTCCTGCAAATATTGTAAAAATCCACCATCCTTATATGCTTTTACTAGATTTTCTGCATCTTTTTTTATACTGTCTTTTCCAATAGTAAAAGTTAACGCCCCAACTGCAACGGAAAGTGAAATTGGAACTACATAAGAAAGTATTGACTTTACTGACTCTTGTCCAAACGCCGCCACAAACTTCTCACTAATCAGTTTTCCTATCGTTTCCTTAAGAATTTTACCTGTAAGAATTTTACCTGCATACTTAAGTGCAAATGCTCCAATAATAAGAGATATTGTCTCAAGATCAATTTCACTCAAAAAATCCGTTACACCATCCCATACTTCTGACCACTTGATATTTCCAATTGCTGTTGTAATAGTGTCATATATTCCATGAACCCATGTATTGATTGTTCTACCAAGTGCCGAAAAATCAAACGTTTCAAAGAATCGATTCACTCCTGCGGCAATGGAATCTCCCAGATTTGTCCAGTCAAATTCTTCTCCAAATGACAAGGCTGCATAAATTGCTGTGTTAAGCGCACTTGCAATCGTCATGCCGACATCTCCGAACAATCTTGGTGTAATAAGCCCATTAAGGAAATCTGCCAGCCCTTTTCCAAAGTTTCTTGCCTTGGAATAAATTCTATCCCAGTCAATAGATTCCATGGCATCTGATAACGCATCGCTGATATATGCCCCAAGTTCCCGCAAACTTCTGATCTGACTTTCATAGTCCTTGAAAATGGTATCTACCTGTACCAACCCACCTGACGCACCACCGCCGGATGCACCACCACCGCCGGAACCACCAGAACCAGATCCGCTTGAATTATCCGGAGTGGTAATCAGATTCAATTCGTCAAAGGCTCTTAAGCCCTTATTCATCTTTTCAACGTTCTTCGCTGCCTGTCCAGTGCTGTCTGCTATATCAGCCGCGCTCCCTGCTGCATCAGACCAATTATCTGCCAAACCACCGGCAGAAATCTCAAATTTCCATCCGAAGATTGATCCTAACGCATTGGTTACTGTCGTTGCAAAAGCAATAACTTTCTGCATGACTGCATTAAGAGTTCGCACAAACGGTTTAAAAGCGTTAATCAGTGCGCCACCGATAATAGCCGCAAGCTGTTCAAATGACTGCTTAAGGATTCTTACCTGGTTTGCCCATGTGTCTGATGTTCTCGCAAAGTCTCCTTGCGCCGCGGCTGTATTAGCCATAACATACTGATACCGGAGCATGGTCTTTTCTGCCTGCGTCATAGACGAAATGTCGGCATCTAGTCCCTGTTTCATAGCCCATTCTTTAAGAGTAGCCTGTGTGAGGTCAAGACCGTACTTTCTTAAAGGCTCTGTCTCCCCGGTAAATACTGCCTGCAGGTTCCTTGCAACATCAGACTGTTCCATATCATAGAAAGAAGCCATATCCGCGGTAAGCTTTGTAAGCTGTAGCGACATGTCAGCCATCTTTCCTTGTGAAAATCCCATGGCTGTACCCATAGCTTGGAAACGGCTTGCCACCTGTTTAGCTGTCAGCTCTGACATACCAAAATCCTGTATGGAAGTCTTTGAAAAGTCCTGTATCAGCTTCTCATAATTGCCAAATGTGGTACGTACAACGTTCTCAACCTCTGTCAAAGAAGATGATATGTCGATAGCATCCTTGATCTTTGAAAAAGCACGAAACAACAGCCAGTATGATGCGTACAGCTTTCCCAACGCTGCAGCAAGGCTAAAGCTGCTACTCTTTGCCTTGTTCGCAGATCCACTAAAAATGTTCAAACTTTTTCCGAGAGATGTTGCTGCTCTACCGGATGATGCGCCTGTTTTTGCCAAATTGGCAAGTGCTTCTGTCATCCGGATGATGTTTGCGCTTACGTTAGGCGCTTTTGAAAGCGTCTCAAACAGGTATTTAAGGTTATCTGCAAGCAAAGGTATGTTGTTTACTGCTCTGCCGCTCGCAACGCTTCCTAACCTTGATATAGATGTCACAAGGCTGCTCATGTTTGTCATATCAAATTTCAGTTCGCCGATTTTATTCATCTGGCGAACAAAATTCTGTAGTTGCGCTGATATTTGCGGTAAATTGGCTGTCGCCTGTGTAGAAATCTTACCACCAAGTCTGCTGATACTTCCTATCAGATTGGTCAAACCTGTTGTATCAAAGTTAAGCGCCCCTACGCTGTTCATTCCTTTGACAAAATAAGCAAGGTCATCCTTAATTTTAACTAGATTGCTTGTTCCTACAGTAGCCAAAGTTCCGCCCATTTTAGACAGAGCCGCCGCAGTATTTAAAATACCGCTGGTATCAATCGTTTTCGTATCTTTCATTCCTGCCGCAAGATTTTTCATTGCCGCAGATATACCATAGAAAGATGATGTGTCTACATTTGAGAATTTGCTTAATGCGGTGGCAAGTGATGTAATCTCTTTTGATTTTGCACCCTTAAACCCTGTTGCCGCGTCAGACATGCTTCTAATTCCAGATGCTATGTTTGAAAGTTTACTGGTATCAAATGATAGACTTTTTCCAAGACCATCCAAACTTGATGCAAGTTTATCAATAGAATCACTCGCTTTTGCAGAATCAGCTTTAATTTTTATCTGTAATTCATCAATATCTGCCATGACCGCACCAACTTTCTACACATAATAAAAAGACGGTAGGCTGTGACACCTTACCGTCCTTGATTTTTTACTGAATCAAAATTTTCTGCCCTACATAAATTTTGTTTGGGTTCTTGATCCCGTTGTTTTTCTGCAATTTTGCAACCGTTACATTGTTTTCTTTTGCGATCTTTGAAAGTGTATCGCCGCGTCGTACCGTATACGTTATCTTTTTATCTTTAGACTGCACAGAAGCATCCGTTGATCGAATATCTCCATCGTTGCACCAACCTACTGCAACTCCATTTTTTGAAAAGCAATATGGATTGTGCGTACCCGCTTTGATTCGTGTAATCGTTCCGGAAGCATACTTGATGATCGCATCTCCAATACCAGCCGTGGAAGATTTGTAGTAAGAAGAAACCGTGATTTCCTCTCCAACCTTATGAAGCGTGTTCTCTGGCTCCGGCATAACATTTACCGTGTCTACCGCTACATACAGTTCATTCAGATCGACGCATCCGGAAACACCGGCTACAAATCCCTTTGAACTGTACTGCCATCCGTAAAGTTCATGAAGAATATCAGGCTTCTTGTCTTCCGGTGCGTCCGCCGTAATCATCATAGGCGTACTGGACGGGTATCTTGCAACCCAAAACGGGCAATCAATATGCTCAAGATATGGCTTGATATAGCTGTTGTAAAAAGACAGACCCGTGTATACACCAAATTTGCACCCTGCGGCTTCAATGATCTTCTGATATTCATTGATAATAGAGACAATCTTATCGCCAATATTCTGCTGGCACTTATCCTCTACATCCAGCCATACCATCACATTTCTTCCGGCGAGAACTTCGATTACTCTTTGCGCATCGGTCCGCGCCTTTTCTGCATTGGTTGCATAGCTGTAATTGTATACACCCTGCACTGGAACGCCAGCTTCTGTTGCTCCTGTCCAGTTTGCTTCAAAATACTTGTCCGGCTGCAAATCTTTTCGGATTACTTTCAAAATGGCAAATTCAACGCCGTTCTCTGCTACTTTTGACCAGTTAATATTTCCATTGTACCCGGAAACATCAATACCTTTAATTTTCATGTGGCACCTCTTCTTTCTTTGGGTGGCTCAACTCATAATTTGATTGCATAATTTTGAGTTTTGCCACAAATAATTCTCTCTGTTTCTGAATTTCCTCTTCTGTCATTTCAGAATCGTTTAACAAACTATGCTCTGTGATAGGCTTGTCTACATACTTTGATTTAGCTTTTTTACCAGCAAGACAATGTTCTACTGCCACCGATACCGCTGACAATCCATATGTTCCAAACCACATCCACATATCATTGTCTTTTTGCTTTTTCTCTAAGTTGTAAACGTCTGCATATGGCTTTAAATCAGCCGGACAAGAAGTGTCTATGTCATGCACAGTAAATCCGTACCCCTTTGTAACTAAAAGCCAAAACGGGCGGATTTCCGCGCAATATCGTTCCCATGTAAGATCTTCTGATTTCTTATCCGCTACTTTGTTTTCGTTGTTTTCTTCCGCTCCGCATTGAGCAACTTCGATAAAAAACCGTTTTCCAGCAATTCACTTAAGAGGCTGTTGTAAAGTGCCTGTACATCCGAATCATCAGAGTCAAAGTAATCATCTAACATGGCGTATACAACGCCCATTTTTTCATCTTTCTCATCCTCATTTGCCAGATTATAGCCAAGTTCGTCACCGTGAAACTTTTGAGCCCCTACCAGAATTAACTCCGGCAGAAGGAAAAGCATGCTGTCAATAACCTCAAGATCATCGGTCTTCTGCTCGAGACCCGCGATCTTCTTAATGATTCCGCTTTTTACTGTTGCTTCATATCCGAATTTGATCTGTAACTCTTTCTCTCCAAGCTTTAATTTTGTCATATTCTTTCCCTTTCTCCCTCTCATATAGGGAAAGGGCAGTCCGAAGACCGCCCTATTCTTTTACACTGTTCCCTCAAGTTCCGATTCGGTTGTCTGATTATCGTCAGCCGATTCAACCGAACTATTCGACTGACGTGTTATTCCCCCGGTGTAAACGCCACGGCCGTGTCCATTCCCTTGTATTCCTCAATGGTAAGGTTCATTTCAACCGTCAAAAGCTCATTCTGACCAATCTCCGGCTGCGGTATCTGCTCCGGTGGCTGCGCAACAACAAAAAACGCATCTGCAAATCCAGGAATAATGGTTTCAAACCACATTCTTTTCCCATCGGTAAGCGCCTTATACGCCGTAATAAGCGTTTCCCACTCTTCCTTTGTGGCATCCGTAAGGTTTACCGTGATAGGGAAAGATCCACCGGTATCTGCGCGCCCCTTTACATATCTGGTAATTGCATCCTCTAAAGCGGACGCGTCGATCTGTTCCGGCTCAATGTTAATACCGCCAATCGAGTTAATTCTTGTGAGTTGTTTAAACGATGTAGGCTTTGTTCCGGCTGTCGCTTCTGTGCCATAGCCAAACGTAATTCCTAACGTAGACAATCCTGCTGCTGCCATTTTTACCTCTCTTTCTACCGCCAAATAATGCGGTTATCGGGCGCATCTCTTTGCGCCCGGTGCATAAAAAATAGAGCCTTTCGGCTCTTTTACATCAATCTGTCGTTTGCTCCGATTATCCTCCGGAACCTTGCAACGCTTCTAAATTTTTTCTCGCTGTCGTTTTTAAACTCCGGAATTGCTGTGATTTGAAATCGCATCTGCTTAAAAGCATCGGCTAAAATAGACATAATCCCTTTTGCATCGCTCTGCTTTGTGTTTGTAATGACGTCAACCTGTATTGTTTCCTGCACCGCATTTACGGATGTGCCCTCTAAATCTTCCCCACGTTCAAGCCCCGGCATCTCATGGATATAAATAGTCGGGAAAACAGGGTCTTTATCAAGGTTCTTTTCAACCGTTGTAAACGCAGTGTCAAAGTTCATGCTTTTGTATTTCTTCTTGAGTTTTGGTTTGGCAATCGTTACCACATTGGAAAAAATGTTTGTTTCAAGGTCAAATACCCACTGGTTTTCTGCCATTATTTAACCACCTCATATGTTTTCTTGAAAATATCCGGCTTGCATGGATATAATTCTCCACTTACACCGCGGATAATATAATCTCCAACAGTAACATGATGGTTTCCTTCAAGCGTCTTAATGTAAAGTTCGCATGGCGGCGCGTCTTCTGAAATCGGATTCTGGTAAAACAAAACGCCTTTTTTAAATGCTTCTGACGCCCATTTCGGCACGTACCAATTACCGTCTTTATCCTTTAAATCGCCGTCATACTGAAATGCTTCAATTACTACCGGTTTTTTCCTGTACTTCATTATCCAAACACCTCCTTCGCTGTCTGTGTAACAATCTGCCGCAACTCATTTGCGGTCAGATACATAAATGGTCGGCTTGGCATTCCCTCTGTAAACCACCAATCGCCATTGTCGTCCTGATAAAACCATCCATATCTTCCATCTGAAATCTGATGGATAGTTTTTCCACTTGCGTACTGCCACGAAACACCCTCCGGCAGTTTCCCAGGATAAGGACTTTGCTGTCCCACAATTCCGGTTCCAAACTCAACAAATGCGGCATGGTCTGTACCGGCTATTACCGCCCATATCCCGCCGCCCTTAGTGCTTCCTTCATATTCCGCGTGAACACTTGAAATCAGTTCCGATGTAAATATTGCGTCAAGGTCAGCAATTTGCACTCTGGCAATCTCTACGCCCTTTTCCGCGAGCTTTTCTGCCAATAGCTGACATTTATATGTCAAGCTGTTTTGATAGGCTCTAAGCTCTCGTATGACGTTCTTAACATACTTTTCAGACAGACTCATTGTGATTACTTTCTTTCCCATTCAGCACCTACTTCACATTTTTTTGCAATAAGAACAAATCAACCGTCAATCCCTCGTCTGCGACACCTTTTACGATGTAATCAGCCGAATTTTCGTCAACGATTGTATTCTCTTCATCTTTGTACCTTACATCTGACCGTTTCCATACCAAAGAGCCGACGCTCAATGAAAGTTTCCCTTTGTCCTCGACAATCTGAACAAAGTTTGTGGAATTGTCAACGCCAAACTCTTTTATAAGTGCTTCACTCAACTTATTGCTGATTGAAGAATAAAAAACCACAGGCTTCTCATAACCTGTGGTATACTCTCCGGTTGTTTTCGGTATTTTGTTTCCATCTGAATCGAGGTAATAAATTACATTTCCATCTGAATCAGTATATGAAGAATATTCGATGTTTCCATTCTCGTCCGTCACATACACAGGAACCTTGCCGCTCTGTAGCGAATAACTCATTTTTTGCTTATTGATCTCAAGCATTTCACTTCACATCCTTGCCGAACCGTTTCCACAGCTCAGAAAGCTTTTCCCATCCATACATCGCGACAAACGCAACAATAAATCCTGCAATAATAGCCGCCAAGATCATATACCATAAAATTGATGTCTGGATGTACTGCATGTATGCCACAAACGCAGCGACCGTGATACCGATGGAAAGGACAAATACCAATATGTCCGTCGGAACCTTAGAAAATACGCCTACGCCTTTGATTACCTGTGTTACCACAGACACAACAAATGCCAGCGCACCAATAATCGCCAGAATAATTGTCATGTTAGCAATTACCGCCTGTATAATATCCATGATTAAACCTCCTTGTCATCATTAAGACGGGTTTCTATTCCGTCAATTCTGTGATGAGCCGATTTCACACTTTCCTCCACCTTTATGATCCTGTTGTCATGAGAATTGATTTCTTTTCGCATCTCGGAAACTTCATTTTTGATCTCGGTCGTGTTGTTTGAAATGGCATCCAACTTCATGTTAATGCGTGTGTTCTCCCGCACGCGCTCTTCAAGATCCGTGTTGTCTGTCCTTTTGTTGCTCTTCAAGCCCATAAAGACGGAAAAACCAAGCGACAGCACGCTTATAATGATTGCTGTTGATATTTCAATCGTCAAATCATATACCGCCTTTCATTTTTATGGCACACCGCCCACCACCGCTCAATGTGTGCCGCCTGCTACGTTTTGTCGACGTCGACAAAACGTAACGCACAATCTTCTAAACTCCTCGAAATCGAGGGGTTATAATGATTTTATAAACGGAAATACTCCCACAAACAAGCTTTCCCTGTCTTTCCAGCTACGGCTTACGCCGTTTTCTGAATAACTTGCCATATAGGCTTCTCCTGCCTGTGAATGGTCGTACACGGATAAATTGACGATTACATCCTCAAACTGTTTCAAGTCTTCGGATATTTTTTCATCCGTGTAGCTTTCCGGGTAATTCCGCTTGCTTACCACTTCATTTCTTGCCTGCTTGATAAGCTGTTCAATGTAAGGATTATCTTCTTTCTGGTCGAACACGACAACATCAGAAGTAACACCATCTTCATCCGTAACGGTTTCAATATGAAATTGTTTCAGTCTGATTTTGACCTGCTCTAATGTTGTATATTCGTCCATTCTTCCCTACCTATAATCCGAACTGCTCGATCAAAATGCGTTTCAGTTCCGCTCCACTGATTTCTTCTGCGCCCTCGATCCCATGTTCAGCGGCAAGTGCCTGTAAATCAGAAGTGCTCATTCTGTTAATCTCTGTCTTGGTGTAACCGCCGGAAGATTTCTCTCCCGGAACAATGTCCGGGATTTCATCTCCTGCTTTGTACCATCTTCCATTTCGCTTTACCGTGTATTCAGCAATCATACCGCACCTCCTACGCAACTTTCATGACAACAACGCTGTCCATGCCCTCAAAAGTAGGCAATCCGATCATTGACACAACGCAATGAGTGTTGATCGGATGATTTGTTGCGTATGTATATACCGAAATGCCGGTTTCTACAATAGAAAGGTTTCCGTCTGTTAAACTTCCGCTTCTCTCTTCCGGTGTCTTTCCAAAGACATAATCTCCAAGGTACGCGCCGGATGCCTGCGCTGAAATAACTCCTGTAGGAATAAAATATTTGGTGGCACCGTCTGCTGGGTCGATGTAAAGTTTGTCATAAACTTCAATCTCGATGCCGTATCCTCTAAGATACTCTGTAACCTGCCCCTGCTGTAAGCGAATACCGCCATTGTAAGCAGTAATTCCAAGCACCTGTTTCTTTGTGTCCTCCGCCTTAAGGACCATTTCCCATGTTTCTGTATTCATGCTAAAGCGTGCAAGGGAATATCCGGTTTTCTTTGCAAACTCACGTTTAATCTCGATAAGGTCGTCAAGTGGCGTTGCTGTTTCTGGTGCAGACCATTTATCGGTATCGCTTCCGGAGATATCCTTGTAATGGTCTCTCTTGTGCGCCACTCCATTGTCCGAAGTATAATCCACATAGTAGCTCTTTCCGCCAATTGTTACCTGTACTCTTGGAATACCATCAGATGGTGCTAACAACTGCCAAATCTGGCGTTCCGGCACTACTCTTGCCCCTTCAATAAGCATCATCGGTTTTTTGCTGATTTCTCTAAGCACCTGGTTTGCCATGTTGGAATTTTCTGCCGACTGGTAATTTGCATACTTCTGCTCTTCACGCTCTGTTACCATGTAAGACTCACGGTAGAAAGGCATCTCGTTCTGAATGTCCGAAAATTCACCAACGTCTCTTAACTCTGCCTGCGCATCAAAATTGGATGCCTTTAAGGATACCGGGAGACCGTTTTTCCCTTTGATAAATCTAAGCTCAAGGCTGTCCTGTTTTCTGGTTCCAAATTTCTGTCTACCTAAGTAAGGCGCAGAACCAAGCGTTTTTTCATAATTATTCCACATAACCCCAAGGCTTCTTGCGGTAAATGCTTCTGCTAATGGTAATGCCATTCTCTAATACCTCCATTTCTTAATCAAAAAAAGTGACGCGCGGTGTTGCTGCTTTTGCAGTTTCTTCCACGGTCACTCCGTTCGCTGTTACCTTTGCGCTGTCAATAGAACCCTGATATACATAAGTTCCAGGCGCATCTCCCATTGTTACGTCAACATCTTCCAGAAGATATCCTTTGCAAGATGCATCATTGCTAGGAAATGGTGTTCCTGCCTTTGCAATTTTCTTTCCGTTCGCATCTGCACTTGTTACCATTGTCTGCGGAACGATGCACGCCGCACCCTCATAAGGAAAGAATTTTAAAATTCCTTTACTCTGTGTAAAGTCTCTTTCAATCGGTTTTCCCATAATTTACCTCCTATAAAACATAATGGTCTTTGGCTTCTGCATTTTTTGCCGGTTCGCCAAAGCTGATACTTTCGGCATTTTCAACATCTGCCGTTTTTTTATTCTCTCCACCTGCAGTGCCGCCGCCCGGATTTTCAGAATTATTCGCAATCTCCTGTTCCTTTGCCTGCGCTGCTGCGGTTTCCTTTTCGGATGTAATCTTTCCAAGAGCGTCATAATCAAGGCTTCCATCATCTTTGACGACCGTTTTTGCCTGCTCTGCATTGATTTTTAACTTTTCCATCAATGCTTCGCGCTGGTCTCTGATGGCGTTTTTCTTCTGCATATCTGCAATCTGCTGATTTGCTGTCTCTAACGCCTTGTTTGCTTTTTCAAGTTCCGTGAGGTTTCCTGCTTCCATTTCATCCAGCTTTTTCTGCAACTCATCTGCGCTGTCTGCCTTTGCCTTAAGCTCTGCTACTTTTGCCTGTTCTCTCTGTACGGCACTGCCGTAATCAGCAATGATTTTCTCAACATTTTCCTCACTGATACCCATTGCAATTAACTCTTCTCTTTTCATTGATTACCTCCGATATGTCTTTACGAATTTTTGCGGTGCAACGACACCGAATGACACTGTTGTTTTTTACGCTCACAACTTTGCGAATTTTTATAAAATAAAAACAGCCGCCGATTACTCGGTAGCTGTCTTATTTTGCTGTTTATTTAATTGATTTACAATTTCCTGTGCTTTTTGTTCCTGCTCTTCTGCATTATCAATTGTTTTCCACAACACATCTATATATGGCTTAGACAAGAGGAATGTCTTTTCAGCATCTCCCCAAAGCCCCACCGTTTTAATGGCAATAAGAGGATGTATGCCGCACTCTAAAAGCTGATATAAAGTTTGTGACTTTGTATACATATTGTCCTGCGGGCTATGATTAATTTGCACATCAAAATCTCTTGTTGACAAGTTCAAATCATGATCTTTAACACGAATTGCATTTAAAACAACTTTTGCAAGCCTTTTTTCTGCTGATTTCACGATTGGATCTTTTAACTTTGCACGGGTTTTCGAGAAATCCCATCCATTTCTCAACTCTACCGCGCCCTGTGTATCTCCGCCAGTATTCCCCTGCTTGTTGGGTATGGCAAGAATTGATAAGGCATTGTCCCAAAGATCATCTTTTGCCACCTGGCACTGACTCTGGTTAAGTTCCTGCGTCATGATTTCAACATCGGCTTTGTTATCCTTGTTGTTAGACTTTACAGTCAGAGCATGGCTTATTTTCATTTTTTCAAACGTCTCTTGGTCGATTTCACAGTTCACAAACTTAACCCAGTATTGAACAAACTGCTCAATTCCATCCATTCTGTTTGACTGCATGTTGTTTATGGCATCCAGAAGCCCTATAACAAGCTCAATGTCTGATATTCTTTCATGGTTGTTTGGGAATTCAACAATAGGAATGCTTCCAAATGCGTGCAATTTCCATTCAGAAACTACTCCATTTTGAATTTTGCATGAATAACTGTCTGTATAGCACAGTTTGTACCATCTTCCATTCTCGTCCTTAAGTTCTTGTACTGCAAGAACCGGTTCTTCCGTGCTCCGATTATAAATAACACACGTATTCATCGGAGTAGGCGCAACAATTTGAAATGGTATTTCTCCATTTGCAAATCTTACCGCCTTAAAAGATGTTCCGGTTGCTGACTGCCACTCTCCTGCTTTAATGTCTTTTTCCTGTTTATTCGCATCCACAAGATAGTCATTCAGCGCATCCACTGCCCGATTAATTTCATCATCATCTTTTCGACTGATAAACTGTATTGGCTCGCCATATGTCTGTCCTACTTTGAACTGAACAATCTCATACGCATGATTTTCTACTATTTTGTTTGTAATATCAGCATTTTGTACCTTTAATCGGTATAAAATCGGCTGATCTCCTTTGTAATACCGCCATAGGTATTCTATGATGGTTTTGTTGTAATAATAATTTCCGATGCAGTCTCCAACCACCTTGACAATATTGTCTTTTGTGATAGTTTCAACATCAGTATATAAAATTTTTCGCCCATAACATCCCTTAACAAGGTCTTGGAGAGATTTATTATTCATAATTGGCTCCTAAATAAACGTCATCCCACTGGATGTTGACCGGATTGTAAGAGATTTTAATTTCGTCTTTCCATTCTCCGGATAAAAAACAACTTTCTTGTGGCATTTCCTACATTCCACAGAAATGTTCATTGTTGAACGCCCATCGTGTGTGGCAACTTTTCTTCCGCAACGCGGGCAATATATTGTTTTTGGTGTATATACCATAAAATCCTCTTTTCTTTTCAAAAGAAAAAGCACCGGAGATTTCTCTTCGATGCTCTTTCAATGGGGGATGGTAAAGTGTTCAACTATTTGTTGACTTCTTCGATTATAACTATATCAGAAAAAAACCGGACATATCGGACAACTTTACTCTTTCATAAATCTATCGAACGCTTTTCTCACGCTGTCTTCTGTGTTATTGCCTCCTATTTGGTCGGCAACCTTATTCCAAGATTGATTTTCTAAAAATCTAAGGTTAATTATTCTTCTAATTCTGCTATCTTTTATATTTGCAATAAACTCTTCTACTTCATTTGTTTTTTCAAGAAGTTCGTTTTCCAAAATTTCGAGGGTGGTTTTTCTGGAATATAACAAGGTTTTTTTGTGCCTATATTCTGGCAATGGTATTCCTTCTATTTTAAAATGTTGGTTTCCACCATTTCCGCCAGAAACGCTATCAATAACCGTTCCTTCCTGTTCAATTTTTTCTATGTATTTTTCAAGCTTTTCAATTTTATTCCTTACTTCTTTTACTTCTTCTCTTAAATCTAAGTATTGATTTAAAATATCTTTGTTTACCATATCAATACCTCCTAAACGGATTTACTGCCGCTTCTACTTTGGCTACGTTATTTCCATTTGTCACTCTAAGCGCAAAGTTTGAAAATACATCCGGCACATCATCCAACTGCTTTTTACCGGACACTGAATATCTCTTGAGAAGAGACATCATTACTCCATATGGATCATTTGGCTTATATAATGATGGGTCTTTAAATATAACGTGCTGCAATATCCAGTTTGAGCACTGAAAAATCCTTGCTTCCTTATTTGTCTCCGTCGGTGTATCTGTGATATTGCATATCCATCCTTTGGCTTCCACTCGCTTGTTTACTTCCATTGCGACACGGTCTCCGCCGGCGTTTCTCTCAAATTCACATTCCTGCACTTTGTTGTTTGTCAAAACATTTGCTGCATTTTCATACTGCATCTCATAATCTGCCGTGTTATCGCAAACACAATCTACACAGTAGTAATCCTCTCCGTATTTTTGCAATACCGGCAAAACAAAGTAATCCGTTCCTTTTCCCTTTGTATCGCATTGACCGGTTACAATTTCTGGTTCTCCATGTGGCAAATTAAGATACCGACGTATTTTATCTTCCGGAAATAGCAATCCCTCTCGCTCAATCGGTTCCTGTTTGTAAAGGCATCTATATGATATGTCGTCCATCAATAATTGTTGATCTTCAAAAAACTCTTTTGTAAAACCGGAAAACTCATATTCAAAATTGCTTTCTCCTGTAACTGGGTCTACATCTGGTACCGCAATAACCTTTACTCTCGGATTGCCCTCGTACATATTTTGGATGCGCCCTATAACGTCGTGTACGCTCCATCTTGTGGCAATATGTATTTCCTTGCAGTTCTTACCGTCCGTGTCCTGTATCTTTCTCTGGCGGGCATCTACGGCATATTTATCCCATAATTTATCAAGGATAATAGGATTCATTGCTTCTTCGATACCGCCTATCATATCGTCAACCAGTAAAAACTTAGAAGCCCTTACTTTACCTGCATTCTTACTACCAACAGACGTACATTGTACGGATGGAAACGATTTGTACTTCCCGACATTAAACTGCTCCATCTTTGCATTTGTGCTTGTCACTGAAAGATCCGGAAAAATTTCATTCCATGTATACTCTTCCGCGTTTGTAACGATATCGTACACGCCGTCGTAATACATTCTGGTAATATCTCCGCTGTGCGAATAAAAAAGACTGAAATCTCTCGGAAACCATCCGGCAACAAGTGCGTGAAACATTTTTTCTACCGTTGTTTTTCCTGCTCCCGGAACAAGGGATACGCACAGGATGTCATATTTATCATCAATCATGCCTTGTAAAGCCTGTGTAAGCCCTATTTTGAGAAATTGATTTCTTCTTGGCATATAAAACCGTTCTTTAGGCTCTCTTTTATTTTCCAAATACTGGAAAGCACTATCCACAACTTTGTTTTGCGCTTCCAAAAGCAAAATCCCGTAATATTTGTCCAGAATTTCATAAGATATCTTGTTTTGGAATGAATATTTCTCTAAATCCCATGGTGTGCCACCTGTAGATTGAAAGATAAACTGCTCCGTCAGTTCTTTCGATCTGGCAGAAACCTTTAATCCATACTCAACATCCTTTTCCGTCAGAATGGCTACCCTTGCCGCTTCTGCCATGGCATCCATAACCTGTTCATCAATGCCATGCACCTGTATGTAATTTTCATATCCATTTACTGTGGAAATTAGGCTTGAACTTGCCAAAAGAAAAGCACCTCCGCAAAAGCAGAAGTGCCTTAAGACCTCTGCCAATAATTTTTGTTGGTTAGCGACTAACTCTGTTTGTTAGCCGGTAATTTTTTATTCCAATTTTGTTATGTTGTATTTTTCTGTTTTATCATCATATATTTTTGTTTCTAAAATTGCCGTGACGGATTCTCCAATTTTATTTGAATATTTATTATATGTGTCACTCCCGGATATAGCATATTCTTTACCATTATATTCAACAGTAATCTTGTAAACTGCCGGATGTGTAATTATTGTTGTTGTTTTACCATTAAAAATCGGTGTTATATATGCTGCTCTGTGGTATTCATCCACTACCTTAACAGTAACACTTGAATATTGTGTATCAACACACTTTTTACAGCCAATCAAAGATAATAAAAACAATATACATAAAATAAAGCATATTATTTTCTTTTTCATAATGATTCCTTTCTTCTGATATACAGCTTAAATATTTGCTGAGCAGTGTTCTACCTCAAATTCATTATTTTCGACGTTATAAATTTGAACTCCATTCTTGTCCGTCTTGTATCTATCAAACACGCACGAAATATTTATGCCATTTCCAACATATCCAACGCTGTCCGCATGGAAGTCTATGTTGTATACCTTTTTCTGCCATTTTCCGTTAGCATAAATCTTTGTGTAACCGCCTTTTCTAGTTTTGATTATGATTTTTGAACGTGTTTTCTTCATTTCCAATGCACCTTGAACCCTTTCGCCGTATAATTACCAACTGCCTGTTTCAGCTCTTCCTTGCTTTTATATTCCTCTCGAAGCATGATTGCTACCTTGTTCTTCTCAATGGCGTATATGCCGCAGGTAACCGCTTTGCTCGCCGTATCAAGAACTGCTTTGTACTGTTTGCTGTTCATCTCGTATGTGCTGTTATTGATATTGACAATCATGCTTCATACACTCCTTCTCTTCCTTATGAGTTTGCATCAACATTTTTTAGATATTCAATGAAACTCATTTCAGCCCCCTCGCATGTTAAACCTTCAATAGGATTTTTGTGATAGTTTTCACGAAAATACCTCAATGCCTGTTCTTTTTCATCTTCGGAATATGAATCCCATTTAGAAACTCCAGATTTCTTTTTGAAAAATTCACATTCATGTTCACTGTCAGCAAATCCAGCACCAGGAATCCATTTTCCCGGATGGTTGCACATTTCAGCCATCCCTACAACTTCGTTTCTATCAAATCCAAGGTAAGCACAATCATAACACGTCATTCTTCCGCCAACTTTCTGCCGCACATCGGACAAAATACAATATCAAAGTAGCCTGCTGCCTTACATCCTTTATAAATTATGATACCTGGCACTTTATCGCCGGTATTCTTCATAATCTGCGCATCTGTTAAATCCGTTTCATTGGCGCACTTTTTGATAGGAATATCAGTACCGAATATTCTGTTATCACTATAGTTCTTACAAAAATCACACATTTTCAACACCTATCCCTGCATCTGTGATAAATAACTTTTCCTCTTACATTCGCTTCATATGCTCTTCCAAGTGACCGAACAAACAGATATTTCTTTTTCTCACAATCCATATAATCCAAGGAATTCATATATGGCTCCAATTCGTTTGAAAGCTGTTCCACAAAATCCTTGATATGCTTGAATGCCTTAATTGCCTGTTCTTGTATAAACAAAACTATTGCTTTCCATGTATCAATTACTTTTACGGCATACTCAAGAATCATTTCTCCTAATTTTCGATACCATAATTTGAACTCGACAACCATATATCCTTGCAATTCAATAACTTTTTTCTGATCTTCTGACACATTAAGATCCATACTCACACCTCAACACCATCGCATTTTACATAAGAACCAAGACCTTTAATGTAATGGCTTCTCGTATCTTCAATATTTCTGCAATCTATGACTTTCCCCTCGTCAATACACTCTTGCAAGTATTTGCATTTATCGCATTTCGTATCTTTCTCAATGCGCGGTGTAGGATCTGCTTTTTGCTTTTTCTTGAATATTTTTTTAATAATTTTCCATAATCTCATTTCCGCACCTCAATCAAAACGTCAATCAGTTCTTCCAGTTCTTTTTCTGTCTTTTCTTTTGGAGTTTTTCTAAATCTTGTGGAAACATATTCCAAAATGGCTTTTATCTTCAAACATTCTCCTGGACAAGGAATATAATCATTTGGTCTCGCAGTTTCTTTGCAGATATACTCTGCATTTTCCATGCCAAGACAGGATAAACGACCGGAATATATGGGTAATGCACTGCATTTGAATAATTCAGCCTTAATCACTAAATGTTCTTTGTCGTATTCAAAATTCTTATCATGTGCCTTTAATTTTTCTTTGATTTCATCAAGAAACTCAACGCATTGCTTTGTTGAATAGCCAACATAAACAAATTCAAAATACATACTCACACCCCATTTTGCGTAAAAAATACCAACCATCGAATAGCGGCACAAGGAATCGAACCTTGTCATACCAAACCATGCCAACCGCTTTCAAATCTGCAATTTCTATTCACGGAAGGGTTTTATGTTACCAATGATACCGCTTACCATCCATACATCTTCCATCGACCTGAACTATTGCAGTAGTGCCAGACTAAGTGAAGATAAGGAATTGATGTGGCGTGGATTTGCACCACGCAGGAGTGTACAATCTGGTCATCTATGTTGTCGGTTTCAACCAATTCTCTACGACAATTCCGTTTACCTATTCCGTCACACATCAACACCCAATTTTGTTCGGGCAAACGCAGTGTGTAGGACTCGAACCTACAAGGCGAATAAACGCCCGACCGGATAGCAACCGGCTCCAATTCCATTATGGGAACACTGCCGAATTTTCTTGTATCGTCAAGAACATTGGGAAAGAAACGGCGGATACCTTATTCGATAGAGTTATGTCCGCAGGTGGATTTGAACCACCATTCTGCTACCTTGCTTACTCCGATTGTTTAAATGGATTGTAATGGGCTCGAACCATCTTACAGTTTTTCACAACTGCTGCTTACCATCAGCGACAATCCCAAACCGCCATACGACGGTTAGCAATCATATTTTTCGTGCCATGCGTTGCACTATCCTGTGCTATATCACGGGAAATAGGCTGGTGAGGATTTGCACCTCACATAACAACGACTTTTAACAACGGGTAACACCCTTAACAGGTTCCTTCATTGCCTTGTTAATTCAATGACTTGTTCCTAACCAAAGCGTGGTTGTCTTATGCTTAAGCGTCTACCTTTTCCGCCACAGCCTAATTGTATTTTTGACAGCTCAGGCACCGTGGGATAGGCACCCGAACTATCAATAGGAATCCGCCTGTATTGCTCGTCAGCAAATTACGGGACAACCATCATCCAACACCAAGCGTTCTTCCGCCTTGCCGCACTCCGCGGCAAACGCCACCGGACGGTCTCGCACCGTCCTTAACAGAAACGTCCTAGTGGCGAAAGGAGAAATACGAACTTTTCGTATTCCGAGATAAGCTTTACACTTATCTCTCAATCGGAACGGCAGGAATTGAACCTGCGACCGCTCGGATATAAGCCGAGTGCTCTACCATCTGCGCTACGTTCCGTCACAGCGCGCATAGCGCGCCGTTTATGATAGTATTTTTGATCTTTTTATTTTGCCGACGTCCACTAACACCGAATAATTGCTTGCGCCGAGTTTTTTCTTGCAAAAACCGAATGCCAGTGGACTTAAGCTATACTGGATGCTCCGACTTCTCAGACTGGTGCTCAGCGTCACTGTCAAGATCCAGAACGTCGGTTTCTCCCGTATGTTTTTTTCTGCTTATATGTATTCTTCCGACCGTAGTTAAAATTTCCGGCAGGAATCGAATACCAAATATCGGGTCATACAAAACCATATCATCATCTCCACATTGCAAATATATTAACAAGAAACAATGCAATAAGTGATCCCCAGACTGCCACAGCGTCCTTTTCGTTTCTGCTATCTCTTCCAAGCAAGAAAAACGTCAAAATCGCAAGGGCATCAAATGTTGTTATGACTGTTTTTAAAATCAACATAATTTACCTCCATTTTCAAAACTTCCCGTACCGGACTCGAACCGATAAATGCTGGGATCAAAACCCAGTGTCTTACCATTTGGCAAACGAGCAATGCAAGCAATCTATTTCTCCGGCATATAGTAAACAAGGTTATCAAATACTGTTGCTGCCATCCTTGGATCATCCATCTTGACGCATCTAATCGGTGTATTTTGTGATGCTGCAACTAATGCAGAGACTTGTTTCTCGTCCATATTTGTGCAAACTACCTGTACAGGCGCATATGCTTTATGCATGTCCATAAATACTTCTGCCGCTCGTTCTGGTGTAGCATATTTCCCAATGACAAAAGTTCTTCCATCAAAAGTAGCGCTTATGCATTCATAGCTTGTTCTAAATTCGGTCCGGTCAAAATCATATGAAGCATCTTTTTTCTGTGACACAACCCTCATTCATCTTCCTCCGATCCATCCCAATCCGGACAAGAAAACTCTTTTTCTACATAATCTCCGACATACTCGCTCTCATTGTTTGCGCAAAAGTAATCTCCATTCTGCTCTTCACAATAATCGCAATTAAAACACATTTCTAACATTTTATTTACTGCCTTTTGGAATCTTTTTGAATTTTATTATCGAGTGTAATTTTTGAAATTTATCTGATGTGAATTTGATTTGATTGCCTTTGATGTGATTATCGATAAAGTATTATCGCACTATACCATGTGCTATATCCGATTCTGTATACCCCGTACTTTATGTCTACAACTTCCGAATGTACTTCGGTCAAGCATTCTATTTTCCTATTGACCATATCCCGGAAACTAATTCCAGAATCCGATTCTATTGGTGCCGTGATTTTAAGTGGTCTCATATAGTCCCTCCATGATAGACAGGCCTTTTTGTTTTTGGGGATATTTGAAGAACTTAGTATGCAACTCCTCCTGGGCTTTTGCAACCCCCTCCCCCTCCTGTTGGCTGCTTCTTCCGGCGTTTGCCTTTGCTTTAAATTATTCTAATTGTTCGTGCAATTCTCTGTTTGCGTTCTAACTATTCGTTAAACCTAAGTTTCTTAAACTGTTTAAACGAAAGCATGCGGCGTAAGGCGCTTAAATACTGGGGTTTGAATTGTTTGAATTGTCTATCACGATTTCACCATTATCCGGGCTTGAATTGTCAAAGTTGTCCGGCAATCTCGCACAATTCAAGCCTCCCAGTTTGGGGAGCTCCGAAGCTGTCAAAGCTCTGGATCTGGCTCCCTGGTCTCTTACACCCGGCATATTAAATCCGCAGTACTTGTTGAGTGACGGCATGTAGCACATGGGATTGTTTTTCCCGGAGATCTGCAAACCTACAAGGCTTTCCTCCCTCATTTGGTCAATCTTTTTGCAAATGTCGGAAGCCGTGGAGCCTAGCCTTTCGCCATTTACCCAACCGTTAAGTGTATCTCTATGTATGCCAGTAAAGAAAGTAAACCCAACTATATTTATCACTTTTTCAAAGTCATTGCAAAGCCTTATATATATATCTAAGACTTTATTGACCTTATCAATATCATATTGATTGCTAATATGGTTGTCATCTTTAAGGTATACAGGGTTGATCTTAAAAACATTGTCATATACATACTGACAACAGTTATACCATCTATTCTGTGATACCTTGCACATATCTGTTATATTTCTGTCATCCATCCAGAGGTGTATATATTTATCAATGTCATCTTTGTATATCTCGTCTATATCTACTCTTTCTGCTCTCTGTGCATCTGACATATATATACCTCCTTTCTGGATCATAAAAATAAGCCGATACAATCAAGATTATCAAGGTCTTAACTGTACCGGCTGCATGACTTCCGTTTCCATTCTCCGGGTCCTGTGCGCTTTCTGTTGCCCGGATGCTTTTTGATTTACGATAACAATATCATTTGTGTATGCCCTTTGTCAAGTATCAATTTAAACTACTTGGTATATCGCATATATAGATTATATCCGCGCGTGTTAAAGTATATAGTTTATGATTTTTGTACTGTTGATATATATTATATATTATTTACTCCTTGATAAAAAAAATACAATGTATTGGAAAGAATATACTAATCTAATCTAAGTTTCCATTCCGTATCCATTCTGTATACAAAATTTATCACTTTAAAGCATAAACGTTAAAATAGATCAAAAAAGAGAGATAGAAAATATCTCCCTTTATCATCAGATTATTAACTTTTATTTTGTCTGTCTGGCGCTAAATCTATGATGTCGTCTCCTGTCGGGGCAACCGTCCAACCCTTGTATGTGTACCCTGGGCGCTGATCCGGCGGAAGTTTTCCCATGACGCACCGTTTAACCCTGCTTAACCCTGATGTTATGCTCCGAAATTGTGCGCTGTCCGGGGCGCAATCAAATAGCTCCTCGCAGTTTTCCCGTAGCCAAAAATTTAATGATCTAAAAAAATAATGTTTGCCGTCTGGGGATATAAGGTGCCAGTTTTTGGCATTTACGTTTGTTTCATACCGACCGCTCTTAGGGCTTTTTTGGGCTGCCGGCGTGCCTTTTTGTAGGTTGTTAGTCAGCCCTTTCCCCATTAACTTTTCTTTTGACGCCTCGCTCCACTTGTTCCGCTTGCCTTTGTGCGTCCGGCTTGCCCTTATTGATCTACAATCCGAAGAGCACGTAACCTTTTTGTCGCTTGGGGAGCACTTAAATTCTTTGCCGCATATCACGCATTTTTTAATCATAAAATCTCCTTTGCAAGCAAATACAGGCAGACCTAACGCCTGCCTGTTAATAATTGCTTTATGTTTTAATACTGCGGGTTTTCTTTTGCCAACTCCCAAACCTCGCCGAACTTCTCCTCGTGCCGCTTCGCGTACTCGTCAAAAAACTCCTGTTCCGAGCACGGCGCCAGCTCTCGGTGGATTTCCTCGCGCAAATCGTCGTCCATTAAGTTCTCAGCTACTGCATAATTGATTTCTTTCCCATACTCGTTTACACATGTATTTTTCATGATTCATTCTCCTTTTTTTGATCTTGTTTGTTGTTACTGGGCGGCTTTTGCGCCGCCCTTTGTTGCTTGTTGCTTAGTTGTCCTCTATGCCCTTTTGGGTATCGTCTATGAGGCGGTCAACCATTTTTTCAGCTTTCTCATAATCCTTAGCCTTCAATACTTCCTTAAAGTCTTTCAGATCCTGCAAAAGTCTTCTTAAGTAACTTTTAAATACGCTCATATCTTCGTCCATGATTCCCCTTTCTGGCTTTCGCCTTATTGCCTTTCGACAATATTATAATATCATATGTTTATCACTTTTGCAAGTGATATTTTTAAAATTATTGCAATTTCTTTTTTAACTCCAAATCTTCCGGGCTCTCTACATAGATAAATAGGTCTTTCGGCTGCATATCCAAAAGCAAGCAAAGATTGTTTATACTTTTGGCGTTTATGTTTGTATCCTCATTTTTAATCTTTTTTAACGTGTCCTGGCTTAATAAACCGCTAGTTTTTGCCTTGTAAGAGTTAAAGCCGATACGCTCCAAAGCATCCCCAACGTCAAATCTATATTTTAGCATTGCAGTCCTCTCCTTTCTTAATTGCCTTTATAAATAGATCATATATTTACACGTTGGAAAAGTCAAGAAAAATATTTCTTAAAAAAGTGATATTTCGTATTGACTATAACTTAAAAAAGTGATAATATAATACCAACAGGAAAACAAAAGTATTATTCAAGGAGGAGATCTCATGAATGAATTAAATTGGTTAGTTGTTGATAAAATTCAAGCTTCGAAGTTTGAACCGGAATACAAGAATGTTGTGAAGAGTGCTATGCACCGTTGTGTTGCAATTAGTCAAAAACAGCCCGCCCCGGAGGTTACGAGGGCAGAAAGGGAAAATATGAAGAACTGGACAATAGAACAATTATATGATCTTTGGAGAGGTCGCGGATATACAAAAAAAGAAGCGCAGGCGAAAGCTGAAAAGGATTACAAAGAAATGCACCGGAAGAAATCCGAAACAGAACGCCACCAGACCATGCAAGAAATGCTTTACAACTAAGTCGAAACCGCCCGCGCGGCGGTCTGCAGGAACTGCCCCACCTGCACCGATGGGACAGGGCGCACAATGAAAGGATGGTTGAGCATATGAACAAATTAGAAGAAGCCCAAAAAGCATTTTTGAAAGTTAGGGATTATTTATTGGAAAATCAAGAAGATTTTGCACTCGCAAGGGCATATAAAAAGCCTTGGAAGTGGTACATGGAACATGCTGAGAAAGAAGCCATTGAGATTTTGAGAAAAGAAGTTAACGCATAGAAAGGACGGTTGATATTATGGAATTTATGGAGAAATTGCAGAAACAAAAAGACGATGCGAAAGCCGCTTATATTAAAGCCCGGGACGAATGGGCGGAAACCAGAACCGCCGAAAACATCAAAGGGGATCCCGAAAAGTGGCGCGCCCTTTGTGATCGGAAAATGGATTGTATGAAATTGGGTGTTATCATTTAAGCAAGTGCAGGCGGTGCAATGTTCCGGGGGCAATTCCCCCGGATTGCTTTTATCAATATGCCGTGGAGTACAGCACGCAAAAAAAGCGTGCAAATATCAAATGCGCGCAAATATGCGCGTTATCATTAGCCCTCTAGGGGATTTCCTGGCGCGCTGTGGATTTTCTGATTGTACTTGTTGCCACAGAGCAGCCGCGTTGCACATTGACATTTTGGCGAGTTTGTGCATATAATGACTTGCAGGCATGTGCGCGCCTGTATAATTGCAATGTCATGTAGACGTTTGCTTTATTTGTTGTACTCATTTTGCGCATTTGTGCTGAGGTTTCCGCGTCTGCATTATTTCAGCGCTTCCAAGCGGACGACGGACACATAGCAAGACCAAGCACGACCAGAGCATGGATGAGTGCAATCTGAACTTGCACTTACAAAAAAGTTTCAAAAAAATTTTGCAAAAATCTGAACAAAATTCTCAAAATCTCAAAAACGGTTTTTCGTGCCGAAATCTGACCCTAGGGGGGTATCAAATTTTTTCCGAATATCTGGGCGAAAATTTCAAAAATTTTTTAAAAATTAAAAAACGAAAATCCTTGTCCAATTCTTAAGGTAGGGGGGATTGGAAATTTTTCCGAAAGTTTTCGGAAGTAAAAAGTAAAGCTTTTGCGGCATAATCGCTTTTGTTTAGTTCATCTATCAACTTTTCCCTTGTCATTCCAGGGTTTGTCTTCTGCACATACATTAACAATTCATCTATTTTGTCCACTATGCCGCCCTCCAATCAATGTTTGCCATCAAATCATCCAGCAAATAAATCAAATCTGCCCCATACAGGCTTATCCAGTCCGCAAGATACTCTTCCTGCTCAATCGGCATATGAATGTTATAGGAAAAACAAAAACAATGGCAAAGCTCATGAGCCAGTATTTTGCGCAAATAGCCATTTTTCGGTTTATCTGAAACATATATAGCCCTGTCGTTCCAATCGGTCACAGCAAGGCTGGTAGAGCCATCAGAGCGCATTAGCTTTCCGCTTGCACTGTGAACAAATTCTATTTTCCATTCAATACCATTTATTAAAAACATATTTTACCTCCAAAAAAGAAACCACCAGCCAAATATCAGCTAGTGGTTTCTAAATTCATGCTTATTTTACCTTTTATTCTTCAATAAGTAGGTAATTGATGTATCTTGTCGCCGTATCGTTGAGGTCTCTATTAAAATCAAGCAGATCAAGAGCGTATTCCGGTGGATATCCATAACTGGCGTAATATGCCTTTTCGATTGCGCGTAAGTTGTGCAGATCCGATAATTCCACGAGAATCTTGTGATATAAAAATTTTCGAGTCCAACCAAACCGTTCTAGGATTATACTTAACTTCCAGTTGTTCTTTGAAAACCATGTTTCCGTTTCATGTTTCCATCGAATCTCCCAGTGCTCAAACGGGTCTTTCTCCGTAATTGCAGGGTGCGGTTTTTTCAGCGCTTGTTCCATGTCGTGGAATCGTTTCACATATCGAGCAGTAAAGACAATTCCCTTTTCCCCGTTAAATTTGTTTGCGAGGAACTCACATCCCATGCGGGTTACTTTGTAGCATGGCATCTCCTTATTTTGTTCAGATAAGTATGTAGACGGTATAAAATAGTCGGTAACAACAATTTTGTTGTCTCCTAAAATTTGTATAATTCCTTTGATTTTTTTCGTTCCGTCCAGCTTTCTTAAAATCTGCCAGTGCGGCATTTCCATCATGTCCGCAATGTCGATAGTTGTCAGTGTCAGTTCTTCTTTGTTTTCTGAAATCTGAATATCGTTCATCAGCAAATCCCACTCTCTTATACTTTCGGAACATAAGTTCCGTCCATAATGCCAATAGCAAGTTTCATGCCCTCTACGGCATAGAAGCGGTTATTGTCAGTAGTACAGTCAATAAGAAGTTCAAGCAATTCATCATAAACGCTTTCGCTCACAATTAAGTCTCTCCATGAGCGGCTCAAAAAATTCGCGCCATTTCCCACCCTGTTCCTCATCTGCAATTTGACTTGCGTATACTATTTCTAAAAATTTGTTCATTATCTTTCACTGCCTTTCTTTTCAAAAAATGTTTGATTCCTCCGAAAGAAAGTGATATGATTGATTTATCAATTCATTTCGGATTGGTGTCAGAGTAGTCAGTTACCGCCAAGTAATGCTTGACTACTCTTTTTCTTTTTCCAAAAGAAGATGAATTCCTCGTCTTATAGCTTCGCCTTTAGTAAGATTGTATTTTTTACAATACAATCTCAATTTTAATTCAGTTTCTTTATCAAGACGAATGCTGAACCTGTTTGACTTTGGGTTATCAACTTTTGGACGACCTGCTGGTGACATTGAATCACTTCCTTTCTTGTCACACCTTTATTATATTTATGTCACACCAAAAAGTCAATATCTTTTTTCAAAAAATTTCCCTCAAAAATCAACACCCATATTTTGGGAGCAGTACATTCAAATCCACAAATCACTAGCTGATATTCAGTTGTCAATGTTCAAACAAACAGGGGCATTCCTGCCCCTGCCATTACATTTTGGAAACAAGCGTTGACAGCTTGCTTTTTGTCATTGTGCGCTCTTCCGGCGTCATGTCGGAGATAAGTTCCGCCATATCCTCCGAAAGCTCTTTCATGTACTTTTCAAGGTCACGCATTTTTGCATCCTTGTCTTCTGGCGTATTTCCTCTATGGAGTTCTTTGCTTTCCATGTAGGATTTACGGCTCATTCCGCTTTTACCCTCTCTGCGGTCACGCATACCGCCATCTGCCGCAATTGTAGGCTCTGTGTAATACATTCGCCCATGTTGTCGATCAATGTCGCGGTCATGCTCCATATCGTGATACATTTCCGGTGTCATGTGCCAGTAAGGCGGCTCGTCATATCCTCTCCGCGTTCCTCTTCCCTTTGGCGCAAATCTGCCGTCTGCATACCGGTAACGGTCATAATACCGTCTGCCGTCTCCGTAACGCTCAAACATATCAAGAACCTGCTCTGGGTCTGATTCGTCCATTGATTTTGTAAGCGTCCGGTAATACATGGCTTCCGCAAGGTCTTTAAGCATGTCCGTGACTTTTCCCATCTCTTCTGTATCCACACATTCGATACCTTTTGCAAACTCACACTCTGCGCTTTCAGACAGTTTTTCGATCATTTCGTGCATTCTCTTAATATCCATAAAACCGCCCTCCTTACGCTTCCCGGACTGCAATTAAATTGCTGTTCTGAACTTCGATTGCCTGCGTAGACGTATTCTGTACCGCTACCGTAACACAACAACCGCGAGGAACGTCCACATATGCCTGCGCCGAAACGTTAAAGAAGTTTTCAACTGCCGCCGGTGTAACAATCATTCGAGTTGACTGCAACGGTTCTCCGTCAATTGCAATAGCCAGTGAAATAGCTTCAACTGTGCCACCTGTAGGAATTTGAATGTTTCCGGAATAAGATACCAAAAATCTTGCCCGGCACTGATTTGTAAGTCCTCTTAATTTAACAATGCCGCTTCCCTGTCTATGAACAATGCATTTTGTTGCGCATACCGGAGTTTCTGTAAGTGCTACATCTTCGCCCTGTGCAACTGTTTGTAATGCAATTCCTGTAAATTCTGCCATAATATGACCTCCTTATTTTAATTCTGCTATTGTTTTTGTATCGGAGCTCGAAAAAACAAATCCGTGGTCTGGAGAAAATTTTTCCATCAATAGCTCAGAATAATCTTTTTTTGCCATTTTTTCTACTGATCCAGTTATTTCCGCAAGAGTTTTAAGCTCCGAAATGTTAAGCTTTTCAAAATCAATCTTTTTGATTGCTTCGATAAATTTATTTTTAATTTCGTCCATGTATTCTACCTTCCTATTCATGAAATAAAGGGCAAACATATTTCAGTCTGCCCTTTGCGCTTATAAGTAATACTGCTTTTGCAGACATAGTCGAGTTAAACTCAATTAAGATACTCAATTATTCAATTTTGTGTAGCAACTACTTTTAGCAGCTACATCCTGTGTTGCATCCACAACCATACGCATAAGCGTTAGGATTTGGCACAACATATGCCGGGATTGCAGCTGGATTTACAGCGTTGATGATCTGCTGGGTCTGTGCCGACATTGCAGTAGTGAGCAATGCAGACTGGCGATCCTGTGAAGCGGCTCTTCTTAAGTCGTTATTTTCTGCCTGTAAGGAAGAAATCTTTTCCTGGCACAGGTAATCAAGGATTGCCCTTGTTCCTGCCTGCTGACTGTCAATAATGTCTCTCGTGTTGCTGTTCATGGTGTTCTGCAGCGCACAGGTGTTCTGCGCCATATTGTAGTTCACGCCCTGGATAGCTTCTCTGGTCTCACAGCAGCAATTAGCCAGCTGGGACTGCAAAGCATTCTGTGCCTGCATAAGTGTTACGTTTGTGGTATTAAATCCCTGCTGCGTCTGATATCCAAGGTTGCAGATTGCATTGTCTACACCATGGAAACCGTTCATAACGGCGGTATTCTGTGCGTAAAATCCATCACAGAGACCATTTGCAATACCATCTAACTTCCCGATGATAGCCTGCGTGTCAAATCCACGCTGAATTGCAGAGTCGGTGTATGCAGATGCTGTCGCTCCCATGCCTCCGTTTCCTCCCCAGCCATTGCCGCCAAAGCCGCCCCAGCCAAAAATCATAGCGAAGATAATGATAGCCCACCAGCCATCGCCGCCCCACATGCCATCATTGTTTCTTCCGTTTCCTGTCACTGCTGCAATATCAGCAAGACTAGGAGATGCGTTTCCATTAAACATTTTGTTTACCTCCATCTGATTTATTTACAAATGGGATAACCGGTTATTGTGCGCGCAACCCAAAATGTACTAATGATTAAACATACTCATAACCTTTTGCTTTGCTTCATCTACTGTAATTCCTCTTTCTTTGCAGAGATTCTCCGCCATTGTCTTAAGTCCGACCGTATCTCCGCTTTTATACATCTGCATGGCATTTTTAGCCATTGGATTGTTTTGCATCTGCGGAGAATTTATCATTTGATTCAAAATCATTTGCATCGGATTCATTCGGATTCACTCTCCTTTTTAATTTGAGAAGTTTTTTTCTGTGGAACCGGAATTTTATCAATACGTTCCTCTAACTGTTCAATTTTCCCAAACAGTTCATCAAACTTTCCCATAAATGCGCCTGTGCACTCGTCTGATAGGTCAAATTTCATTTTTTCTGGTTCATGCGATAAATTGTTAGTCATATCATTTAAAACCGGCTTAAAAACGATTGTGCGGATTGTACCATCTGCGTTCCAGCTTTTGGCATATATTTCCGACATATCCTGCTTTGGGAAAAACGCCACGCTTCCATCCATCGGCACATCGTTTGCAGTAATATTTTCAACAGAAAGCACAATTTTTCCATTTATTCCAATAGGCGTCATTTGTGGCTGCTGAATTTGCTGTGTTTGCGCAGGTTGAAAATAATTTTGCGGCTGTTCAATTCTTTGCTGATTACCATATGGATTATACCCATATGATGCCTGATAAGGAATTTGCTGACTATAGCCCGGTGCCGGATAAACTCCGTTTATGTTCATTTTCTTCAACCTCCTCCAAAACATCCTCAATTGCGTGAATGATAGATGACTGCGTTGACAAATCTAATGATTGCAATTCTTTTCTGGCAAAAATTTTCTCAAGAACATCGTCAGAAAACATTATCATCCCTCCCTTTGCTTATATTGTGGCATAAAAAAAGACGGTAAAACCGCCAGAATACCGTCTAAATAACGCCTGTTTCCCGCCGTATCACCGCCAAAATTGCAATAAAAAAAGAACGCCTTAAGCGTTCGTACGTTTGTTCGTGTTACCTTTGGTGTTACCTTTGATTTTACTTTCAGAAAAGACACCATTCAAAATCTCCTTTCTTACAGTAAAATCAAGGCTTCACAAGGTTTTCAATTTTAAAAAAATAGTAGCGGAAGGGAGATTTGAACTCGGTATCAAACCCCGCAAACCCGCATAAATACTAGGTTTCTTTATACCTAAAGGTGTTACCTCGTGTTACCTTTTACATCGATAGTGCTTTCGC